TATCCGTAAGATCTTCTATGCCTAACTCACCACGCTGTAATGAAATTTTGGCATATTCGCTCTCGATATTTCCATTGTGGAATGGATCGGCTTTTGGCGGCATTTTCTTTTTCTTTCTATCAGTAGACTCTCTTTTGATTCTAGCGTTTTCAATATCGTTTGTTTCGCCAAGTCTTTCTCTTAGCGTTTCAATTGAAATAACGTCTCTATCTGCTAGTGATAACCAAAGATTCTTTTGAGCCGCTTCGTCAGAAAGAACCATAAAATCAAAATGAAGTTCTGCCGGTTCTTTAATACCCATAGCCTTTTGCAAGTTATGAAGTTCGTCATTCCAGAACCTCATGAGCATATCTCGACCATACTCTAATCTCTCAATCAGTGTTTTGAGAGAGATAAAGTTATTTGTAAAGCCGCCGCTCTGACCGGCAAGTCCCGTTAGGGTTGGAGGAACACCAAGACCGGCATAGATACTATTTAAAACCGGATTGTATTTTTCCATACCTAAGAACTTATAAATCTGAGTATTGCTTTCGGTGAAAGTCAATTCTGGACCCCAGATCAAATCCATTGTTCCACCGCCGACATTACTTGCCAAGATATTTCGAAGCTTGTCCATCATTGGCTTGTTTGGTAAAATCTTATGCTCTAAGCTACCAAAGTTCCATAATCTGATATTAGAAATAGCTCCGTCTAGTGCGGACATATCAGCGAGCTTCATTTTCTCAAGCATGATTATGTCATCAATAATAGCACTAATCATTGGATTAGCCCAAAGCTGCCAATCATCCTTTTTATAGAAGAATGTTTTTAGCTTAGATTGGTCTAGCGGTATGTATTCAGAATCTTGTTTTATCGCTTCCTGAATTTCTCTTGGAAGACTTGCAAGCAACTCCTTATCTTTTTTTAGTGATTTTTTTAGAGATGCTGATAATTTTAGTGTGTATATCGGCTTGCCATCAAAAAGACCGGTTTGATCGTTTTCAACGTGCATCATTAGCGGGTTTAAAAAGCTGTACCTAAACGGGATTTCGTTTTTTAAAACCTTGTCCACCTGAATTTCAATGTCCGCACCCTTTGACATTTCTTCGCGAATTTTTCTTTTCATTTTCGCGGTTCTGCGGTATACAACAACGTTTCCGGTACGGTATAATATGTTTAGGAATCTTTCAGAGCGTTCTGAGCCTCCAACCTTTTCCCACCACTTTCTTAGGAACTTCTGAACCTTTGGATTCTTATGATTGATTGTGATCCCCTGAGAAGCAAAATCGCCCATCAAATCAATAACGTTTTTAATAATACCAACCTTATCGTAGGCATCCATACATTGCTTGATTGACTTCTTGACTTTTGATGCCGGTTCTTCAGAGGGTCTAAAACCGTAATAGTCATCTCTTGTATACGAAGGTCTTACTGAGATATTTGGTTCGATATTTAGAAAAGACCTATGACTTGCCGTTGCACTTCTAATGCCGTCATAAGAATCAATATTTTCACCAGCTTTTAAAAATGCCGCATCTCTTGATACATCGTCATCGCCCCAATACAAATAACCCGGAATTTTCTTAACGTCCTTGATTGGACCGTCTTCTTTGTCTGCCATTTTGAACCCTTTTATAAGTAATGCAATTACAATCGAATTAACATTTGTTTATACTCCAAAGGGTCTAATATATGCCGTTCATCTGCTCAGTAAACCAAGCCGGTCCCGTAAATCCGGGAGTTCCCCTGTTCTTTTTGTTTGATGAATCGACTACGGCAAAACCACCCAAAGCTATTTGATATTCTGAGGTTATTTGATTAGCCATTGTTCTAGCGGCCATATTTGCCATTAGTAATGACGAGTATCTATCCTTCCTCATTCTTTCTTTCTTGCCTACTCCGATCTTAACTTCTGGCGTATCCCACCTAAATCTACCTGCGGGCGTAACCGTAACCTCAATCAATGAAAGCTCCGTTTTTAGATCTTCAATTTCCATAACACAGTCTTCTAGGGTGTCGTATAATCTGTTACGAACCTTGTCCTGTTCTATAGAAAGGCCAATCGTTACCGGATCAAACCGTGGAAATAGGAGAATCTTGTCTTCCATGTCTTTTCTCATTCCGTGGTTTGCTTCTGAGTACCAGTCATATTTGGCGAATTGACAAAGTTCAATAATATGGAGACCGCTTTGATTGTCTGACTCCTGCGGCTTATCATCATCAATTACCGGCCAAATCGCAATTTCTCCCGGCTTCAATTGCTTTGAATCGTGCAACGCTTCAGCAACTGAAATACCGCCACCCTGAGCATCCATAGCGATATGCTGAATTGGAAAAACGTCCATGAGTGTTCTTATTTTTCTTGCACAATAAGAGTAAAAGTTATCCTCTTCCGTAACCCCCAACTTGACACGCTCAATATGATCTTTTCTGGTTGTAGTCCAGCAATATACAACCCTTCTATGATCCGGGTTGACTTCAAGCACGATTATGCTAAAATTGTCAACTTCAGAAGCCGGGTCAACTCCCATTATGTATTTCTTGTCTGAAGACCCTTTTAGGATTGGATCAAAATAAACATCGCCTGATGCCAGTTTTATTGGCTTAGTGTCCGTTCCCACACAGGACTCGATTAGGCTTCGCTTGAAAAAACCCTGACTATCCTTTGCGAAAACGGCCCCGAATTCCATAAGATAAATTCCATTATGAACGGTAGCTTTTGAGCGGGCAATCTGCCCTTCATCCATAAAGCCCTTTGGAATTAGATCAACCGGAATTCTGATTACTGAATAGTCATCCCATCTAAACTGGTCTGGAACTTCATTTCCCGAAAACACATTGTCGGAAATCTTTTTTGGATCACCCTTTGTTTCAATGATTGTCTTCCATCTTTTCCAGTAGTCAGCAAAGTGGTTAAAATCATAGAATGCGGTTCCCGATAGAATGATCTGGTTACTCTTATCAGCAAAAACAAATGAGTCCTTATTATAGAAGGCATCAAAAACGTCTCCATCAACATTAAGTTCTTCAGCCTTTTTGGAAGCCGCAACCTTTTTTACGTTTTCTGAAGGGGATGCAGAAACTGCGGCGAAACCAGCAATAACGTTTTCAAAGATTTCACGACTCATTGACGCGAATTCGTCGGCAACGATATCGTTTGCTCTTTGACCTCTAATTTTTTGACCGTCACCAATAGGAAGTGCCACAATTGTGCTGTTGTTGATTATCATCTTACACATATCAACACCGGCTCTTGGTCCGCTGTTTTGATCACATAAGTCTCTCAAAATAGGAGATTCTCTCCATATTTTTTCCATGTATTCATATAGATACTTAGACTGACGGAACGCGGCACCAACAACAACTATTTTACGTCCCGGCATTAACAGTGCCCGAAGTATGCAATAAAGAGAAAGTAAGAATGTTTTACCACCACCACGGGTAGCGATTAACATTGGGAATTTTCTAGACCACATTTCTTTTAGAATCAGACACTGAAACGGAAGGAGTTCTATGTTAAGAATGTGCTTACACAAAAAGGAAAAGTAATCGGGCTGCATTAAAAGCCACGTCATTTTTTTGTGGAACTCGTCCGGGTCATCAGTTCTTAATATTTCAAGTGGATTCATTACTGAATCGTGATCTACATCAATCCCCAGCCACGCATCATTTAGCTTTCTGATTATATCAGGGGTTAATGTCTTATATTTGGGCATTATTTATCTCCAATATGAATATATAGTCCCGATATATGATATGGGGTTGTGATTGCCGCTGATGTGAAAAAGGCATTATCAACAACCAGTCCATAATCGCATAGATCTTTTTGCATAACTTTCGCAAGCGAGTTATCAAAATCTGAATCGTGACTAAGAATAGTGTTTATATCGTTTGTTGTAATAGACGCCTGAACCGCCCGCTGAGCAACCTCCATAACGGTAGATTCATAGTCTTGAGTTTTTATTAGGGCTTTAACTACATCTGTAACCCTATAAACTATAGAAACAGAAACAAGTACCGTCTCCCCATCGACTGAGGAAAGTATTTGTTCCGGCAAATCAAGTTCCTGTCGGGTTGAATAACAGGATCTAATTTCGTGAATTAGCGGCCAATAAAAGTGGTATCCGGGATATAATTCAATATGACCACCCCAACCCATTTTCAAGCAAACCATGTCTTCCGTAACATGGAGAAGTCTGGGGATAAATTCCGCGATAGAATAAAGAAATGAAGATAACCATTCCATATATTACTCCAATAGAGAAGATTCTAAACAATGAAAAAGACTGTGTGTAAACTGTTCGGCTTCATCCCTGTCATCAAAAAACAAAATTTCTACGTTAAAATCTTTCGTAATATTATGTATAAGTTTTCTGAAGTATTTACTTCCTATCTTTATATACTTTTGCGTTGTTCTTGGTATACCGGAGTTCCGTGGGAATTCGTATATGCGACTCTCTGGAAACTCACAGATTATGTAGGCGAACTCAAACATTTCCAGCTTTTCTAATTCGCGATAGAATCGATCCTTAGCTTTTTGTGCTGATAAATTGCCGTAAAGTTCTCCGCTTGAGGCTTTCCTTTCTATTCGGACAAGATCCTCCAATTTATCTGTGGTATAATCGCCGCACTTCAATCCGGCTCTGGTTATCTCATCATCACTAAAGATAAAGTCCCAGCCGTTTTTCTCTCGCGTATCTTGTATAATGTTCATTTTTCGTTCTCGTCTATTATTCTGTTAAACAGAGATACGTAATGATGTTCGATATTTTTAATTGAATCGTGACATTTTCTACACAGCGTGATTAAATTCCGCGTGTCGTATCTCAAAGAAGAAGCTTTAGACCAAGGAATAACATGATGGACGTTTAGCCGGACCTTGGAACCGCAATCCGGCATTTGACATTTACGCCCATCTCTTTTTAAAACATACTTTCTCACCCTCTTATACTCCGGGTCAGAGTAATTCCTTCGTGTCATGCTCCACCATCATTTTAACTAGGTCTTCAAAACTGTGTTTAGGTTCCCACCCCAATACTCTCCTAGCCTTGCTACAGTCACCCCTTAAATAGTCAACTTCAGCCGGTCTGTAGAATTTGGGGTCAATCACCACATAATCTTCCCAGTTATCAATTCCAATAAAAGAAAAAGAAGCAGTTAGGAAATCGCGAATACTGTGGGTCTCGCCCGTACAAATAACATAGTCGTCACCACGATTCTGTTGCAGCATCATCCACATAGCCTCAACATAATCTCCCGCATATCCCCAATCTCTATATGAGTCTAAATTACCTAATCGGAGTTTTGGGAAAGATCCAACTCTTCTGGTGTCAAGTATAGTATGTTTAAATCCAATAATGTTATCAGAATCGGATGCGGCATCATATCTATTTGCACACTGGGATATACTCCAATTTTTAAACTCCCCAATCCATTTAGTAATTTTGCGGGTTACGAAGTTCTCTCCACGTACTGGAGAGTTATGTACTACGGCCTGTCCAATGCCAGCATGAAAAGTTCCACTAGATGTCGCTAAATCAAACAGTCTTCCTTCATAATTTGGGATATCAATAATTTTTTTGATTTCATTTGAGCATAATTCAAGATGGTGAGTATTAAATGGAACATATCCATTAGATACTTTTCTAATAAAAGATCTGCTAATGCCGGTTTCTCTGTGAATCTGCCTTTGTGCAATCCCAATATCTAAAAGAAGTCGAACTTTATTATATTTTTCTATAGATGATTCTCTATCGGACAATAAATTAATAGAGTAATATAGTTGCTGTTTGCCATGACTCCAAGACTCTTCTACTGTGATATTATACTTTTGACCAGTAACCTTACTAACCAAAAAGAGCAATCCAGAAGCTAGTACAGGAGAATTGGTTTTGAAATTCTTAAATTGGTAAGTGCAAGAATTGGCCTTGAGTCCATCGCAAGAATTATATCCGATTAAAAATGCTTCCATACAGTCAACAGAGCTATTTAATATTTGATGCGGTACTTTTTTATACCTATGACCAAATACATCAACCAATACTGTATAAACTTCATAATCTTGTAATAATTTGACTTCCTTTAGATCTAACCTACCAA